GCTGGCGGTGGCGCCGCCATGCTGGCCGGCACCATGGCGATCCAGAATGCGCTGGGGCCGGCCTTGGAAATGGACGCGGCACTGGCCGAAGTGGCCTCGCTCGATGTCCATGAAAAGACCCTCAAGCAGCTCTCCGACACAGCCTTGATGTTCTCCGTCAAGTACGGTGAATCAGCCAGCGCGTTTGTCAGTGCCTCCTACGATATCCAATCCGCTATCGCCGGGCTTGAGGGCAACGAGCTGCCCTCCTTTGCCCGCGCCTCTGGCGTGCTGGCCAAGGCCACTAAGGCCGACACCGCCACCATCACCAACTACATGGGCACCATGTATGGCATCTTCGAGCAGCAGGCCAAGAAGATGGGCAAGGCCAACTGGGTGGAGGACGTCGCTGGCAAGACCGCGCTCGCGGTGCAGATGTTCAAGACCACCGGCCAGGGCATGACCGACGCCTTCAAGGGCATTGGCGCCAACGCCACCGCCGCCGGGATCTCGATGGATGAGCAGTTCGCCGTGCTCGGCCACCTGCAGGCCACCATGGGCGGCGGCGAGGCCGGTACCAAGTTCAAGTCCTTCCTGGCCGGTGTCGGCAGTGCCCAGAAAGCGCTCGGCCTCAAGTTCACCGACTCGGCGGGCAACATGCTGCCGGTGCTCGATATCCTGGACAAGCTCAAGGCCCGCTATGGTGAAACCCTCACCGTGGCCGGCAGCGACGAGCTGAAAAAGGCGTTTGGCTCGGACGAAGCGGTCTCCATGATCAAACTCCTGATGAGCAACACCCAGGGCTTGGCCACCAGTATCAACGCCCTGGCCAACACCCACGGCATGGGCAAGGCAGAGCAGATGGCCAAGGCCATGGTAGACCAGTGGAAACGGGTCAAGTCGGCCTGGTTCGCGATCCGGGCTGCCGCCTTTGGGGCTGTGCTCCCCTCCATCAACAAGGTGGTGGGCGCCTTTGCCGATGGCGGCGCCGTGGTGCTGCGCTGGACCCGGATCTTTCCCAATTTCACCAAGGTAGTGGGGTACGCCGTGCTGGCCATCGCGGGCCTTGGCATCGTGACCGGTGCCTGGTTGATGCTGGCTGGCCTCGCCAAGCTGGCCACCCTGGCCTGGGCGCTGACCTTTGGTGGCCTCACAGCCCCCCTCACCCTGTTCAAGAAGGCCCTCGCGGGCCTGCGTCCGGTGATCCTGGCCGTCAACATGGCCATGAGCCTCAACCCGGCGGTGATCATCATCGGGGCGATCTTGGCGCTGGTCGCCGCCGTGGCGCTGGCCATCATCTACTGGGACGAACTGCGCGCCACCTTCGCGGTACTGACCGACTTTGAACTGCTGAGCGCCTTCTTTGGTGGGCTGGCCGAGACCTTTGGCCCGCTCGCCTCGCAGGCACTGGCCCCCCTGGTGGATGTCTTGACCCTTATCGTGGGCCTGCTCGGTCAGGGGATCGCCTGGCTTGGCAGCTTCTTTGCGCAAACCAACCAGGCCAGCGTCGGGATCGACAACGTGGCCGATGCCGGCCGCCGGATGGGCAATATCCTTGGCGCGGCCTTCGACACCCTGCTCACCCCGTGGCGGGCGCTGATCGCGCTCATCAAGACCGCGCTCGATGCCTCGAATCAGTTCCTGGGCACCCAGTTCGACACCGGCGCCTTGAATGTGGACGTGCTGCCAAAGTGGGCCGCCTCCCCCGTGACGATGGCACCCCCTGCCAGCGTGGTGAACAGCCCCTTGGCGGACTACCGCCAGCAGGACCAGAGCAAGGTACCAGCAGGTGGCCTGGGCCAGCAGTTGATCCAGGCCAATGCGTCGGCCAGTGCGGCCAACCAGAAGCCGACCCGCGCCCTGCATATCGGCGAGATGCACATCAACCCCCAAACCATGCCGACACCCGACGAGCTGGAGAAAAACGCCTGGGTGGAGCAACGCGGATGAACGAACCCAAGTACATCGATCTCCTGGTGGTGAACGGCGCCTGGCTGCTCGATGCCGGCGGCCAGCCACGTTACACCCAGGACCGCCACAGCATCGGTCAGGACATCAAGCACCGGATCATGGAGTCGGGGCTGGCCCGCAAGCTCATCGGCGAGCGCAGCCCTACCCTGCGCGCGGATGTGATGACCGAGATTGAACTGCTGGTAGAAGACGACGAGCGGCTGGTACCCGGCACCATCGTGATCCGTGAAGAGGCCCCCGACCGGGTGCTGGTCACCGCTCGCACCTATGAATTTGGCTCCCTGGAGGTAACCTTGTGAACCTGCGCCCGAATGTGGACTTTATGGCCCTGCTGGCCGAGGCCGGTGTGCCGACCACCGAGCAGGCCATGGAGGCCGAGCTCAAAAAGGAGGTGGTGGCCGCCGGCTCCCTCATCACCAACGACTCTGATGTGAGCCCCTTCTGGCGGCTGGTGCGCGGGGTGGTCATCACCCCGGCGCTCTGGCTTATCCGCACGCTCTTGGCCGGCCATGTGCTGCCCAACACCTTTGCGGCCACCGCCACCGATGCCTATCTCGATCTCAAGGCCTGGGATGTGGACCTGACCCGCAAGGCCGCCCAGAAGACCCGAGGGGTGATCCACTTCGTCAAGGTGAACCCTGGCGAGGCGGTCACCATCCCGGCCGATATCTGGGTCACCACCGAGCGCATCAACAGCACCATCTACCGGGTGAAGCCCCTGCAGGCGGTGGTCAGTCCCGCCGGCGAGGCGGTGGCCAAGGTGGTCTGCGAGGCGGAGTTCGCCGGCAGCGCCTGGAATCTGGCCCCGGGCTATTACAACCTGCTGAGCGAACCGGTGACCGGCATCCTCTCGGCCCGCAACGATGACAAGGAGTGGATCACCACCCAGGGCGCCGATGCCGAGGGCAACGATGCGCTCGGCCTGCGCATCCAGAACCAGTTCTCGGCGGTGGGGCGCTACCACATCGACGCGATTTACCGCTCCATGCTGGCCAGCGTGGCGGGGATCCGTGCCGATCACATCTTCTTTGAACATGAGGGCCCCCGCGGCCCGGGGACCGCCAACGCTTACATCCTGCTGGAAGTGGGCGCCACCCCGGCCAGCCTCATCAACCAGCTCAATGACTACGTGGGTCGCCAGGGCAACCATGGACACGGCGATGACCTGTTCGTGATGGCCATGCCCGAGACCCAGCACAGCCTCACCCTTGAGTTATGGCCGCAAGCCAACCTCACCGACGAGCAGAAAGCCGCGCTCAAGGCGGGTACCGAAAGCCTGGTCAAGGCGGCGTTTCGCCAGTCGGCAGATTTCCCGAGCGTCACCCGCACCTGGCCGCGCTCACGCTTCTCGCTCTCCCAGCTGGCCCGCGAGCTGCACAGCCAGTTCCCGCAGTTGCAGAGCCTCAAGTTTGCGCAAGATGACATCGTGTCGGGGCTGGCCATCCCCCGCCTCAATAAGCTGGAGGTGACTCTGCATGACTGACCCGACCCCCCTTGAACACGACCTGCAGGCGCCAGTGCTACCCGATGCCAGCGCCCCCTGGTGGGAAGACGGCTACACCATCAGCCCGGCCCACGCCGAGCCCGGGTTTCTGGCCAAGGGGATCAATGCCTTCTGGCAACGGGTCAAGGGCTGGTTGTTGCTGCCGCTGGCCCAGCAAGACCCGCTGACCTGCTCGGAGTCCCTGCTGGCGCTACTCGCCTGGGAGCGGGACATCACCCGTTTCAACGGCGAGCCGCTCGAGCTTTTCCGCAAGCGGGTCAAGTTCGCCTTTGTGAACGCCCGGGACGCCGGCGAGGTGGCCGGCTTTAAGCGCATCTTCGAGCGCCTGGGCATTGGCTGGTGTGACATCCACGAACGCCAGGCCGGCGCCCCCTGGGACGTCATCACCATCGAGGTGACCGACGGCGCCATCGCGGCCAACCAGAAACTGATGGAAACCCTCATTCAACACTATGGCCGCACCTGCCGACGCTATCGCTTTCAGGTGGTTTACCCGGTCACCGGCACCCTGCGGTTCGGTCGCATCGACATGAGCCAGCAGGTGTTTGGCGCGACACTTAAGAGGAACGCATGAGCCAGATCATTACCAACGCTTTCTCCCGCTACTGGCAGGAGTGCCTGACCAGCCAGACACCGGTGGTGCTCGATGAGTTCGTGCTGGCCAACGTGCCGGGGCTCGATCCCGAGGCGGCCATCAACCCGGACAGCGGCCTGCCGCCGGCGGGCCAGATTGTGCACCGCCACGCGGTCGACCAGCGCGGGCGCATCAACAACGACGCGGTGGCTTACACCATCGTGATGGACACCACGGTCGGCGATTTCAGCTTCAACGCCATGTACCTCATCAACCAGGCCAGCGGCGTGGTGGGGATGATTGTGCACAAGGGGCTGGAAACCAAACTCAAGACCAACGAGGCCACCGGTCAGACCGGCAACAGCCTGGTGAAATCCATGTTGATGGAGTACGACCGGGCGGCTGAGGCCACCGCCACCCACGTGGACGCCAGCACCTGGCAAATCGACTATGCCGCCCGCCTGCGCGGGATGGACGACGACCTGCGCCTGCAGGCGCTGCAGTTCTTCGGGCCGGCCACCTTCTACGGTGACGGCTTCAAGCTGGTCAACGAGTCCGGGGTCTACAAGGTGCAGCCCGGGGTGGCCTACGTGGGCGGCCTGCGGGCGGAACTGAACGAGGTCAAGAAGGTGACCCCGGGCGCCAAGCCGGTGGGGCTCTGGCTCGATATCTACCGGGCGGGCTCCCTGCTTGATGCCTGGGTGAATCACTTCACCCTTAGCTTAAGCGTGCCGGAGCTCACCGACTACCTGGACAGCAACGGCCATCAGCACCATGTGGCCAAGGTGGCCATCGTCAATGCGGACGGCAGCGTCACCGACGTGCGCCGCAAGCGCACCATTGAGCTGACTGGCGATGTCACCGGCAAGGGCATCCTGGAAGACGCCCAGGGCGTCACCATCGCAGTGGAGATCAAAGACGGCAGCCACCGCCACCAGTGGAACGAGATAGACCAGGTACCGGCCACCGCCAGCCGCTGGCCCAGCTATGCCGAGGTGACGGACAAACCCACCCTGGAGCAGATGGGAGGATACCCGAAGACCGGCGGCCCCCTGGACGGTGGCGTCGACGCGAAAGATGCTATCTACGCCAGAGCGGGGTTGGTGGCGCGCTCGCGTGCTGGCGGTAATGGCGGCTCCTGGCTCGGCATAGAGGCCCCCGAGGATGCCGATCCGTATATCAGCGCCAAGGTGAACGCCGAGAATGCCCCATCCAAGGTGATCGCCATCGGCCGCCATGAGATCACCGCCCTCAAGCGCCTAGCAGCTGATTCTGTGCGAGTGGGGGCAAATGGCGGCCTGAAATTCAGCCCATATGAAGATTTCCGGGGCCGCTCTTGGGGTGCTGGCATGGATCCAGCGAATGGGATGTGGGGCCTCCACCGCTATCAGGATGGGACTTGGCTGGGGCAAGCCCTCGGGGTGAACTCTGACGGCGTTGTCCAGATGAATAGCTTGGTGGTGGCTGGCGGCAGTGAGAGCCAATACCACCAAGTGCGGAGCAGTACGAACCCTTCATACGAGCTGCACGAGCCCGGCAAGCATGCGGTGATGATGTATAAACCCATGGGCACCGCAAACGTCCGTTTCTGCCAGAGTAATGGGGCTGGCGGTGAGGCTCAGGGTTACGCTGAGATTGGGGCGTTCGGCGTCAAGTCGATGACCAAGTTTAAGGCGGAGCTGAACAATAACCGGACATGGGCCGCCAAGGGACAGCTCTCGTATAACGCCCCCGGCATTGCCACGTATTCCGGCGCGCTGTTTGGTGTGCTGGGTCAGTCGTTCAACATGGCCGGGGCCTATGACATTGAAATGTTCTATGGCTATCAGACGATGGGCAATGCCGCTGATTGCTGCCATACCTTCGCAGCCGTTGATGGCGGTGGTTACATTCAGGCGTGGAGCCTGCGAAACGGTGGTCAGCTGGAATCGCCAAGTGGGTGGCGAATTGCCTCCAATGGTGATCTGTTCAGCCCACGTCTTAGCGGCAAGAATGTGGTTGATTGGGCCATGGACAGCTTTGCCGTTAAGCAGGCCGCCAGCGGTAATGCTGATGTGGTGGCCGGCACATACCAAGCTGTTGGCGCTTACGTGTTTGCCGCGCTGATCCATACCGCCGGAAAAACTAGCCACGGCCAGCGAGTGTCTGGCGCAAATCTACGACCTTGCTCCGCTTATCAGTATGGTTACGCCGGTTACAGCCTGCCGGGCACTTGGCAATGTATGGGCGACATCATGAATGCCAACGACGATGACCGCTATGACGACCGGGCCACCTTGTGGATCCGAGTCGCCTGAGAGAGGAGAACCTGATGGAACATATTGAAGTGCTTAGCGCCGGGCGCCCTCGCCATTATGCGGCGGATCCCGACAGCATCACCCTGGATGTGCGCTTTGCCCATCTGCCTGAGCCGGTCCAGTTCACCGCCCGCAAAGATGACCCAGAGGAGCACGGTCGCGAGCTCTACAGCCGGGCGGTGTTCGGTGAGTTTGGCGATATCGAGGTGATCCCGTTGCCGCCGCCAACCGAGGCCGAACAGCAAGCCCGTCTTGATGCGCTGCTCAAGCAGGCCGCCAATGCCATGGCCCCGCTGCTCGACGCCGAGGCGCTGGGCATCATCAACGAGGCAGAACGCGAACAGCTCACCGCCTGGCAGCGCTACCGGGTCGCCCTCTACCGCCTCCCCCAAAGCGAAGGATGGCCAGCGGAGGTCACCATGCCGGAGGCGCCACGATGAGCTGGACACAGGGGCCGCTGCGCTGGCCCGCTAGTGCCGGCAGCCTGCACACCCGCGCCCAGGGCGTACTGGGTCAGCTCCCGGCCACCCAGGACAGCGCTATGGCGTGCCTGCAGGGTCTGGCAGAGCGGGCCCAGTACCGGCCCCATCCGCTCAGCGAGGCCGCCGCCGCACTGGCAGGTCTGCGCAGCGAGCTCGACCGCCTGCAGGTCACTGGCCGCTGCCTCACCGTCACCCCCTACCAGCACGGGGTCGGCCAACAGCAGGGCCAGCAGTTCAGCCTGGCCGCCCCCAATGCGGTGGCCACCCTGGCCGCCAAGCTGCAGGACGGGGCCGATCCTCTGCTGCCCACCGGACAACTGCATGCCCTCGCCTGGCTGGTCACCGGTAACAGCGCCGACGCGCTGGCCCGCCAGCTGGCCATCCTCTGCGCCCTGCTGCCGTTGCCGGAGTGGTGCGCCACCCTGCGCCGGCTCACTGCCGACAACGACCCCATGAGCCAGCCCACTGCGGCTATGGTGCCGCGCTGGCGCGCCGATGAGCCACTGAGCTGGGCACCGCTGCGCTCGGCCCGCCTGGCGCTGGGGGCAGAGCTGGCCCAGCTGGAGAGTCTGGCCCTGGATAGCCAGACCCCGATCGCCAAGCTGCAGGGGCTGGCGACACGCCGTGCCGGCCGCCTGGTACAACTCGCCGAGGCCTTGGCCGAGCTGGGTACCCTCTCCGGCACCCTCTGGCACTGGCAAGGCCAGGGGGATGCCGCCAGCCTCGCCACCCAGCTCGGGCAGAGCGCGCCACCGGACCACAGCCAGAGCATGACGGTCGGCGCCCTGCTGCTCTCCCCGTCCCCGCTCACCTTCTGGCAGGAGTTAACCCCATGAGCCAAGCCATGCTGACCCTCGATGGCGAGCCCATCATCATGAAGTCGATGCGGGTCTCCGCATCGATGCAGTTTCAGGACAAGGATCAGAGCGGCCAGACCAGCTCGACCAGCAGCGCCGAACAGGGCGCCAAGGCCAAGGAGCTCGACATCTCCGGCCTTATCCCGTTCAAGGATGAGCGCATGCTGAGTCGGCTGTTTGAGCTGGCCGATGCCAAGGGCAACGGCGGCAAGCGCCACGTCTACCGGGTCGGGTCACTGCTGGCCAAGTCGGTGAAGGTGCGCCAGGCCAAGTTTGCCGGCCGCATCACCGCCAGCGAACAGGAGGGGCTGCTGGCCTGGCAGGTGCAGTTCACCTTGAAAGAGTTCAACTCGGTACCGGAGAAGCGTGAAGCCCGTTTACCTGGTAGCCCCGCCAACCTAGGCAAAGGCTCCACCGGCACCACGGCAGCCAAGGGCGGCCAGGGGCAAAGCGGCGATGAGAAACTATCCAAAGGGGAGGCTTTCTTTAAGAAACTGGACGACAAACTGGGGGATGTCCTGGCATGAAGCTAACCACCCGTCTGACCATCAATGACCAACCGGCTCACCTGGTCGAGCACGACATCATGCTGGACCTCAACGCCGGCGGCAGGGCAGCCCTGACCGCCCAGGCCGAGGTGCAGAAAGGCCAACCGATCACCATTGATGTCGGTTACAACAACGAGCTGCGCCGCTGGTTCACCGGTTACGTGTTCGATGTGCAGCCGGCAGCGGCGGGCTCTGTGCAACTGCTTTGCCGAGAACTGGCTGGCGTGCTGGCCGGTCGCCTCCCCGTCAGCATGCAGCATGCCACCCTGCGCAACCTGCTGGCCTGGCTCAGCACCGAGACCGGTCTGGTGTTCATGCTGCCAGCGGCGGCTGACTATGCAGACCGGCCGCTCCCCAACTTCACCAGCGCCGGCACCGGTTACCAGTTGCTGGAAAACGCCGGCCGCGCCTTCGAGGTACCCGACTTTGTCTGGTACCAGCAACCCGATGGCGACATCTTCGTGGGCAGCCACACCGATTGCCGCTGGCATGGTCGGGAGGTGGAGATTGACCCGGCCTGGACTGCCCGCCAGGCGGGTAACCTCATCACCTTGTCCCCGGTTCCAGCCATGCGTCCTGGTGCGACCGTCAACGGTAAGCGGGTTACCCGGGTGCGGCTCAAAGGGGATGAAATGACCCTGACCACCGTCACCCTGGGCAAGACCAGCAAGTCGCTGGAGCGGCGCAAGATAGAAGGGGAGTTTCCGGAGCTCGCCGACAACATGCACCTGCCCAAGTTCGGGCGGGTCGAGGCTATCAGCGACAGCGCGACCGCTGGCCAGCTCAATGATCCTTTTCGCCCCCGCTATGCGGTGGACGTACAGCTGCTGGGCGAGGATGGCCAACCGGACAAGGCCGCCCCGCTTTATCGGGCGGTGCCGCTACCGGTGCAGTTCGGCGGGCAAGAGCAGGGCCTGCTGCAGTTCCCCCTTGAGGGGACGCTGGTTGAACTGGGGTTCGCCTTCGGGCGGGCTGACCGGCCCTTTATCCGCACCGTGCTCGGCAGTGGCTGGCCCCTGCCGGATATCACCCCGGGCGAGCAACTGCAGCAACAACGGGCCGAGGTATTCAGCCGCACCAACACCGTGGGCAACATGAGCCGCCACACCGACCGAAACCTGCACGACCGCGCCCTGCAGATGCACCACCAGAGTGACGACTACCTGGGGGAACATGGCCAGCTTCGACAGCTGGTAGCCCAGCACAGCATCGAGGAGGTGGGCGGGTTCAAGCTCATCGAGGCGCTGGGCGCCATCGAGCTGCTGGCCGGCGACGATCTCACCCTGGCGAGCTTGGGCAATCTGAGCCAGACCACGGCGGGGGATCTGGTCGAAGTGGTGGGGCAACTGCGCCGCTCCGTTGCCGGCGAGCTGCAGCACCTGGAAGCGCCCCGTTCGTGGATGGGGACCGAGGGCGTGAACATCTTCCGACTGCTGCTGCAGCTGATGAACGTGGTAGAGCAGCTGGCCGCCGCCACAGCCAGCCACACCCACGGCAGCGGGCCGGCGCCCGGTAACAGCGCAGCCATGGCCGGACATGGCCAACAAGCCAAGCTGCTGGCCAGCCAGCTCTCCCCCATCATCGAATAGGGATGCACACATGATCTCACTGACCCTTAATCAAGGCGCCATGCACCACCTGCTGGCGCGCCTGGATGCTGCGTCTCTGCCACCGGCGAAACGCCGGCGCATCACCCAGCAGATAGGCCGCGAGGTGGCCAAGGTGAACCGCCAGCGTATCAGAGCCGGCAAGGCCCCTGATGGCACAAAGTGGGCACCGACTAAGAGCAAGCGCAAACACAAGCGGCTCACCGGCCTCGCCAAGCGTCTGCGCTCTCGCGGTACCGAGGACGCGGCAATCATCGATTTTGACTCCCGCTTTGCGGGGATGATCGCCAACCAG